TATATATTACGACAAACACGCTGGGCATGGTATAACCTGGGCAGATACAATGTACCATGTAATCCGAGCAAGAGATGTTGTGTTAGTAGAGTAACTACTTCGCTAAACGTGTGATATATATATTAGACCTAAACCAAGAGCCAAAAACCAAAAACGATAAACATTTAAACAATTAACTAATTAAAAAAATTTACAATCATGAAAAAAATGATTCACTTTGTAGATGCTGCAGGTACGGACGAGCATTTTATTCCAGCTTCAGAAATCTACACAATCAAAGTTGCTGATGCTACTTCAGTAATCTGTTATGTTACTTCTTTAGATCCAGCTGTAGCAGCTTTTGGTAATGTAGATTTAACAGTTACATCTGGTAAGTCTGACGAGGTTGCTTTAAGATTGGCAGAGTACATGATGGGAAGTCAACCTGGCGGTGCTAATGTACTTACTGTTAAGGCGGCTACGGCTCCATTTACAGAAATAAGTGCAGTTGCATGGACTGACGGTGCATAATCTTAATAAATGAGATTAACAGCGCAAGATTTGCGTGATATGAATATCCTTAAGTACTACAGGCTCACGCGCAAGTGGGCCTGTAAGACTTATGGATTAACTGATGCTGATCTAGAACTACTTATATATCT